CACCAGCACCACCAGTATAGCTATACCCACCTGATGCTCCTAAAAACCCACTAGCACCAGCACCACCAGAGCCACCATAGCTATAAGAAGAAATAGAACCTGATGCTCCTGGAGCAAAAGGTCCAGCTGCACCACCACCACCTCCGGAGGCATGTATGATGAATGATTCTGCTAACTTGAGTGGATTAAAGACTAGTCTTAGTAGATTAAATATCATCGTCCCACACCTCCAATATATCCTGTAGCTCCATTTACACTACTACCAATAAATGCCCCAGCTCCTGATGCTCCTCCACCTAGTGCAATGCCAGTTGCTCCTGTAGCTGCAAAAAAACCACCACCCTGACCTCCAGTAGTGATTGCTAAACCACTTACACTACCGGGTGAAGGCACACTATTTGAACCTATATTAAGCCAAGTAGGGCCACCATCTGTAGCAGGACCAGTAGATCCACCAGCACCACCATAGCCAATGTAATAGTACATCGTTGCACCAACTACAAATCCTGTGCAACCAGTGATTTTAGCATAACCACCGCCTCCGCCACCGTGACCTTCGCCACTGCCTGGGCCTGCAGAACCACCTCCACCACCACTTATGGCTTCGATTGATATCAATGAACCAAAATCACCTGGAACTACAATCCAAGATCCAGTGGCTCCTCCAGTAGCTCCTGTTGGAGTAGTTATAGCCAAAGTTTTAATTGCCATTATTTGCTCCCATGTTGTACGTCGTGCATAAGTTCTTTAGCGTGGGCATGAGATACATGATCTGGTACTCCTTTACGGAATGCCGCATAGTTACCAGTTTTTGCGTGCTCTCTTTGTTTAGTACCTGATACTCCGCTTGCGCCTTCTGAATCAGGATCTCTTTGTCCTGCAGAGTGTACAGTTATCTTCTTAAAGTTGTAGTGGCCATGGCCAGACTTCTTATTGTTATACTTATGTAATAGTGTATGCATCTCTTTCTTACGGTCTGAGCCAGTCACTACATGTAGGTGTGTCACACCCTTCTTATGTAGCTCTGAAGCATGATGTAAGATAGTTGGATGCTCTTCAGACGAAGACTTAAAGTTTGTACCTGGAGCAAACCGTTTAAGGTGTTTCTTCTTTTGTTGAGGAGACAGCGGGTTCTTTTTAGGATCATGGCTATGTGAAGTCACCACAGTGTGGTCTGCTCCGTGTTTCTTAGCCACATCATGTACCTTGTTAATTACAGCCATATGGCCAGCAGTCGGAGGGTTCATGCGCCCAAAGGCTAACACATGATGGTGCTGTGGATCTTTGTCTTCTGTAATGAAGTCTTTAAAGTTTAACAATTCCATTTCCTTAATGCCAATGCTTTCCTTGTTGGTTTACCATGTTCATCCTTCATAGGACCTTTAACTCCACCCATACGAGCACAGAATGACTTACGTCTTCCTGCAGCCTTACCACCCTTTTTAAGTTTAGATGGCGGTGTAGTCACAGCCATTTTAAGGTTATGACCTGGATTCTCTCTGTTATACTTATCTACACCAGCACGAGTCAACCCACCAGTCTCTGACTTATACTTGTCTTCTCTTAAGTACTCTTTAAACGTTAGCATTTGGCTTCCTCACTTTCATTAAGTTTGCTCTACTAAATTCTGCTCTGTCGACGAGCTTTGTTGGCTCGTTCTTATGTGTCACTACATAACCCTCAGGATGCGTCTCTTTGCCATCTATATGATGGCTAAGGGTTCCAGGATGTTGGTTAAGTGTATGAACTAATACGTTCTTAGCTGATGCAAGGTGTTGATGCATCTTTAATAGGTTATCGTAGTGTAGTCTATTCTTTTGAATATAGTTAACTTCTGATTGAGCACCTTGCTGTTTCTCTTTTGCCTTATCAGCAGTCTTAAGTCTTGATTGAACGATCTGTGACTTATCCATGATATGTTGTTGTAAGCCTTGTGTGGTTGGCTTTGCATTGTTACGAACCGTTTGGTTGATGTATGTAGCTAGATGACCGCCTTCACCATGATGAGGCTCTGTGGCAGTATACATCTGCTTGCCGCCCTCTGTATGGATCTTCTGAGCAGACTCCATATGTTTGTTAAATGTTAGTTGGTCTTTAGGAGAATAGTTAGCTATACTAGCATCATGGATTGCAGGTTTATCCCATACATCTGGATGTGCCTTGAACTTATGTGTTATCTGCGGTGAAGCTTTCATGTCTGCAAGGTTGCGACCATTATATTGAGTATGTACTACGATGCCTACCTTTGCTTTCTTGACCTTCTGTGCCTCTGTACCATGTGCAGAGTACGTGATGGTGTTAGGAGTAAATGAAGCAGATCCGTTTTGATTATGGACTACATCTTTACCACTGAACATTAGATCGCCTTGGAATACACCTTCTTTAGGTGCTATCTTAGGTAAGTGTGCTAATGCATCCTTAAGCTTCTCTACAAGACCTGGCGCATGGCCATGGTTTCGTTCGATGTCTTCAGGAGTATAGTTGATCTTTGGGTTCTTATTGAATGCTGACTTGGAAGCTACGAAGAACTTCTTTGTCTTTGGATCATGACCGAATACGATAGCTGGTGAGCCGTCATACTTCATCGTCATGTTAGTGTCCTTCTTACCCTTAGCTACGTGTTCAGAAGCTTGATGTAAAGCACCCATAGCATGCTCAAAACCCTTCTTACCATGAATTAATGGTCTATCCTCAGGATGGTGGATATGCTTTACTTTGCCGTCATCTTTGGCTTCTGTTATAAATTGCTTAAATTCTATCATTTTACTTGTCTCACTGACCCATCTATATGTGCGTGCCAAGCTGTAAACTTAACATCTGGAAAATGTCTCTCTAACTTGAGAAACTCCTTTAGGTTATTTATACTATCGTCAAACAGCCTTACTCTATTAAACTGTTTAGTCTGTAGATAGTTATGGATGATGATTGCTTTTGATTGTGGAGCAGATAGTGCTGATATCTTGCCAGCCCTTTCTACCCTTACGTTATCGATAGGGAAGCCAAACTTACGGAAGGTGGCTAGGAATTTGTTCTTATTATCTGAGTCGGGCCTTGCGGTGACTATGATGACTTTATTGTTTGGATGTTTATGGGTATCAGCAAGGATTGCCTTAGCTTTATTAAGCATCTTTGTGATAGGTGTTGATTCTTTATTGAACTTCTCTGCATCCTCAAACTCTGAGAAGTCTGCAGACTCTCCAGGACGTAACTTATAATGGTTAAAGTCAGCTGAAGACAGCTTCTTAATAGCCTTACCAGACTTACGGATTATGATCTGGGCAGTAGTATGGAAGAGCGTGTCATCAATGTCAAATATGCTTAGATAGCCTTCTTTTTGTTCTGTTATGTATTCTTTAAATTTGAGCATAAATTCTCTATATTCTTATTATACCATACTTCTTAATTAAAGGTGTTACTAAATTGTAATGGATTGTAACAAATTGTAACTAAATCTCTGTGGCTTGGCCGCTAACATAAGCTCTGGCAAAGACGCCTATTCGAGCAAATGGTATACCAAGCCCGGGTCTGTCTGACGTAAAGCGTGCTACGTATATACCAGTATAATCTCCTAGTGATGAGTTCTTAGGTAGTTGTCCATTTATCATCTTATGTAATGATTTAATTTCATAGGAAGAGCCTGCTTTAACTAATTTCATTTCATCTTGGTGAAATTCATCTACGTTGTTTATACCAGGAGCCTTACCATAATCTGGTCCCCACACTGTGTATAAAACCACCTTCTTATCTTTAACATATCTCCATAATGAATCACCACGTTCTAATCCTTTAGGTCTCATCCGTTTGACTTTGTCAAGGAACGATGTAACATCTTTTAGATGTCTATAATGAGTATCATATTCCTTTGTTAGTCCACCATATTGCTGAAAATCTTTAGCTTTCTTAGCGGCTTTATGAGATATCCATGCTACAGCTTTACCTTTATCATCTACTAAATGAAAGTCTGACTTAGGTGTACCGGGAGTACTAACTATATCTGCAGCACTAACTGTCCTCTTACCTACTTTTATTTTAATAGTTTTAGTTTTGCTTTTAGCTAAAGCTTCATGTAAATTTTTTCTAAATTTTAATAGCGCATCGTCTTCAGCAGATGTACCAGATCCTACGCCTTTACCACCAAATTCTAGAGATTTATAAAATTGTTTAGGATATTGAACTATTACTTTTTTATTTCCGACTTTACCGCCCATAAGCATATTAAATCCAGCCTTACGTATATCTTTTTGAATAGCTGGTAACTGGACTTTATCAATGATGACATTGCCCATAGTAGTTTCGAATGGGCTTCCAGATTTTATCTTCTCAAGGAATATCTTAACTCTATCTGCCCTATTTGGGCCTGGAGGTTTAAGTAATTCTGAGTGTCCTAATATTTTCCATTGCGCCATAATATCCTATTTATAAAAAAAGGGGCCGAAGCCCCTTTGTTAAAACTTAAATCCCGTAAACTCTTCCGCCGAGACCCGCTTACCGAAGTCTGACTTATCGAATACAGGTTTATCGTCTTGACCGGAGTCTGAGATGTTATTCTGCGCAGATACTTCTACATCATATAGTTTCATCTTAGCTCGATCAACGCCAATCACAAAGCGTTTATAATAACTTGGATCATTATAACGGTTCTTAAGTTGTTTAACCATGAGTTGGTTAAGTCCTTCAAGCTCCTCAGTGGAGATCAAGGCCAACATAAGATCAACTGTTGCTGGCAAACCAAAGGATTCGGATGTGTCCTCAAGACCTGGGTCGGAATTCGTAAAACCGGACCGAGTAGTCTGTGTGGCACTCACGATAGGTACATTATACTCAACTGCCAAACCC